CGCCTGATCGGCGCCTCTTTGCATTGATTACAATGTATACCAATGCAGAGTCTCTCATAGGCTCTAGAACTGACACCCTTACTATAATAGGAAACCAGGAGGTACATTATGACGCTTCGTGAGCGTACAAACGAAAAGGTCAAACCTTTTCGTACGTATCAATCACTTAGTCGTTATAATTACTGGCCTTCTGAGGGTTGGTCAGCGTGGGAAACTCCTTCTTCAACTGTATCTGATCAGATCTGTGTAACCGAAAGGTCTTACATGTCTGATAATACAAACAAGAAGCCGTACCCGCGTGTCAGTTCCCTTAACTGTTGGAAATGCAAACGTGATTGGTCTGATGGTTTTTACCAACAGACTAGTACTTGGGTCCGCTCGCGCATCCCTGCGAGAGCATATCCGAGTATCGCCCTTCCGGGCGATTCTAGCATTCCTGCATCCGACAATTTCGGTGGTGAGCTCTATTCCAAAACTTTGGAAAAGATGCTTGCTCAATCGGAAATGACGCCTGCGGCGATGTCCATTCCCATAATTAAGGAAATGCGTGAGACCATTGAGATGATACGGAATCCGATGTCATTCCTCAATGCATTCTCACCTCGTCGTGTGAAACGTGGTGACTCACTTGGAAAAGTCCTGCGAAAGAATGGCTTTGCGGCCGGTTCTGACGCTTGGTTACAATTCCAATACGGGTGGAAACCGTTCCTTTCGGATCTTGTATCCGTTGGAACGCTCCTCGTTTCCTTAGATGAGAAGTACTCAGAGTACCTTGCTGGCATGAACAAGTCACGCACTGGTTCGAGTACTTGCAATGTGATGGAGACTAAAGTAAGGAAGCCGCCTGGAAATCCAGCCGGTCTTTACTCTACAGGTACCACACTACACACGGCTGGATGCCGTGCCTATTGGGAGGTGTTCCCATCAGGGGATGTTCTGTCAAAAGCAGACTATCTTCGGACCCGGCTTGGTTTGACAAACCGAGACCTCCTAACAGCAGCGTGGGAAGTCATACCGTACAGTTTTGTTGTTGACTGGTTTATTCCCGTCGGCAACTTCCTGAACGATATTACCCACACCCCCTGTAACTTCAGGGTAAACAGTGTAATGTACACCCACTCAGCTGAATTCGAAACAAAGTGGTACTTTCGAGATGGTTGGAGTCCATTGGACCCCGATATTTTGAAAGTTTACGACATTGCAACGGATAAAGGACGCGTATATATACGCAACTCTCATAACCCTTTCGAGGGTTCTGACAGCTGGCTAACAACCACACGGGCTATCTCGGCCGTTTTTCTGCTAATGCAGCGGCTTCGGTTGCCTATGTTCTCATAGGAGCACAAAAATGAGCGTTACTCTCACCGATCGTGATTCGGGTACCATCGTACTCTCTCTCGCCGCCTCCATGGCTGGCGAAACTGCGTACGCTGTCGCAGGCGGAACCCTTGCGGATTACCGTGCTGCAAAAGCTCGCCACTCTGGCCAGGGCGTTGTTGGGAAGAACTCCCGTCACAACTTCCGGCTGGAACGTAACAAGATCAACACCGCTGGCGTCCTTAAGACGCTCTCGGTTGACATCACGTTGTCCGTTCCGAATGATGGCACTTTCTCTGCTGACGACATCGATGACACTGTTACAGCCGCAACTTCGTTCTTTGCGAGCGAAGCCATGACCGGAAACTTTGTCCTCGGTGTCGATCCCGCTTAACCCACGGGATTTGGTGTGAGTATGTTCAATCAACGAGGTTGGTATGAACATCGAATCTGTGGACTATCCACAATACTTCGGCGCTTTATGTGCCGCATATCCGGTCCTTACATCTGATGCGGAGACTTTTCTTCTCCGTCGCCTTCAGTCTGAGGGCATCATTGCCTTTCAGAAGGGCTCAAAAGAAGCGTACGACTGCATCATGCAGTCGCTTGCAACTTTTGGTACAATACCTGATAAAATACCCTTTTATCCAAAAGGGGCTTTCATTGGTGGTTGTAACCCTGGTCATGTCCTCAACCTTGTCGGAGCTTTTAACAAGCTTCGGGTGGTTGGGCACGATACTGAAGCGCCTTGGTCGTCTTTTGCTGAGCGAAATCTCAACACTGCTGCCTTTAATGGGTGGCGTGTTCCGGTAACGTTCTTCAAATCTGCCGAGGTTGTACGTACTTGGTTCGCCTCCCTCCTTGGAGAGGCGCCTCCTAGCGTGCTAAGATGTAAACATGGTCCTGGCCAAACAGCTGAAAGGCTCGTTGGCTGGGACAAGTGGCTCGCCGTTTTCGATGAAAAATTTTCACCCCCATCCTTGCGGATGGTTGGCGTCCCAAAGGACGTTGGTGGGGATCGAATCATCGGAATCGAACACGCTTATCGGCAATTCCTCCAGCAGGGCTATGCCCATGCTTTGAGGAATACTCGCTTTTTCAAGCGATACACCGATTTTTCGTGTTTAGATAAGCACCTTTTGAAAGCGTGCTTACCTACCCATATGACGATTGACTTGAAAGATGCGAGTGATCGCCTCTCCTCTTCTTTCGTCGAGTACTTCTTCCCTCCGCGGTGGTATACTAGCCTTGCTAGTCATACATCGTCTGTTGCATGTCTCCCTTCTGGGGAGAGTCTGCGTCTAGGGATGTTTGCTACTATGGGATGTGGTTTTTGCTTCGAGGTTGAAACAGCTTGTTTCTTCCTCTTGGCTCTGACCGCATGCGAGCCGGAAACACTTAGTGATTGTTACCGTTACGCTGACGCTATCTCTGTCTTTGGGGATGACATTGTCATGCCCAAATTTGGTTATAACGCCTTCGCTAGTCTTGCCTACCAATCTGGTTTGGCACTCAACCAAAAGAAGACATGTCTAACGGACTCTTTTAAAGAAACCGTTGGATATTGGATTACTTTCGGTTCCGCAACTAGACGGTTTACACCCACTTTGTGTGGAAATCGGAAAGGTCTACTGTTCGCGTCTGAATTTGCCTTAATGGGCTTATCAAACGAGGCTGTAGCTAGAGGATATAGACGACTTGGCGAGAGTTTACTCCCGCCGAAGCTGCTCGGCCGCTGGAATTCAAACCTCCAGCGAGTCGAGATCCGCCTTTCCGTACAGCAGTTTGTGAAACGTCGGTTGTCCGTTGTAGACGGAACACGATATTTCGCTTACTGGAAAACTGGTGTGGCCGATGTTCAAGAAGAGGTGACTAATCAAAGTCACATCGTTCGGGAATGGGTTCCATGCAACACGTTTCCAGACGTTCTGTCGGGTGAATTCGAAAAGGTATTCATCCCCCCAGAACTGATTGAACTACAACGTTTAGAGAGAGCGTGAGCTTTTCTATATAGCTCAAACATGAGGGGTTTTCCCCTCTCTCTTGCCGGGGCTGTCGTGTCCCTTCTTTCCACGACATCGGGGTTAACCGCAGGGCT